TTTAAAAAACACTATTTATCACTTCCTTTGTTCTAAAATTTCTATGTATTTTAAAAATTGCTTCTTCTGTTTAACAGCCTTATTAAAATCAGACATACTTTTCGAATATCTTATTTTTAAATATCTATATTCTAGTTTAGTTTTTTCTAACTCATTTTTAGTCAGTTTTACACCATTTGAATATTTTTCAGATTCAATTTTTATAGATATATCTGCAATTTTCTGTTTATAGTCAACAGCTTTTTTCCCTGAACTGATTCTTTTTTCTTCCAATTCATTTACTTTATCCTGGAAGAATTGGTACATAGTTTGAAATATTTCATCTCTATGTTCAAAATCCAACTCAACAACTTTTAATAATTTCTTCAATCGTGCTTGTGATGTTGGAAAAAATATATCCATATGAATATTCATTTGTCCATTTTTATATTTAATTTGTATATCCATTACATCACCCCAAAGTCTTTTAATCTTTTCTTTGCAAGTTCTACATACCAATCTTTATTAAGGTATCTAGGACATTTAACATTATTCATATTCTCATTGAATATAAAACAGTGTTCTGGACTAGATGCAATTTTTTCAGGTTTTCCAGTTCGAATTGATACTTTCTTTACCCCTGCATCAGTTTCCTTAGTGGAAGCAAACAGCCTAACGCACTTTTCTTTTATAACTTCATCACCATGTAAGATGGTAGAATATTTACTTGTTATTTTTGTTACCATCTGAAATTCTTTTAATTCATCACAACTATGAATAAAACTTTCAACTGGAACATTATTCACCATATATTCAACTAAAGCATGATTTACAATAGGAAAATCACCATAATCTAGGTTTGACAGCTTCTTTACATAAGCACCTTTTGACTTAATATGTCCATCAGGTGCAACAATGATGTAATTGTTCACATCTTTCTGAAACACTTTCCTGTATTCATCAAATTCTAGTGTCAAGCCTGTTCTTTGTTCCCATTCCCAAGCAATATCATCAATTAAATTGAACCATTCTTCTTCATCCTGTCCATCAGGCATTTTTACTAAAATACCATCTGTATTGGACTGAATCAGTTGTGCATAAGGTTCAATATGTTCAATCAAATCAAGCAAAAGAATCTGTCCATATACACATACCTTGTTAGACATCAAAGGGTCATACAAGTCATTGTTCTTGTCTTTTAATACACCATAAGTTGAATTCAACACAATTTTCAGAACTGCCTGTAATGGGTCTTTTTTCTTTTTCAGTTCAAGTCTTTCATGGTAGATGTCTACAAATTTCTGTGGGTCTGCAATATTTCTTGAATGTAGGTTGTATCTAATCATCAAAGAAGGATAAAGAGAAGCAACATCCATCATCAGATAATATCCTTCACCAGTATATTGTTCCAATGCTCCATGAACACCACCCCATGCAAATGTGTGTGGGCATCCTGCAACTATAACTGAATATTGATTCTTTTCAGGTTGCTTTTTCCCTGGAATGTGTCTGTAATAACATCTATTATCAGGGTTTGAATACCAATCTAAGACATCTTTGTATTTCTTCACCTGATTTGTGTTAGGGAAATCAATGTCAAATTCATCACCCCTATCACCTTGTCTATGTGCATCTAAGACTATTGCTGTCAACTGTGGCTTTGTTTTTGAAATTAAAGATAGGTCAAGTGCTTTGCCTTTACAAGCAAGTTTCACCAGTTCCAACCTTCCATTGAATTCCTCTTTTCTTTGCAAGAACACTTCAATAGTCTGTTCTACATCATGTATACAATATTTAACAGTTTCAGCAATTTCTGCTTCTGTCAGTTTCCTGTCAATATCAAATGGAACACCGGTTTCTTTAATGTTGTTTCCCATGCTTCCCTCAAACCACTTCAATCCTTTGTCTAAGTTCAACATTACATCATAATTGTTTAATGGAATTTTGCGAAGTAGTGAAGAAAACTTCCATCCAGGGTTACCTTTAACAATGATAAAGTCATTAATTCTTTTGGGGTCAAATCCACAAAGAATTCCTTTCAATATGTACTGGTCATAGTGATTTGAATTGAAACCAACCCAAATATCATTTTTCTTTGCTTGATACAATGAATCCAGTTCTTCATTGTTGTTAATGATAATGTGCTGCTTTTTCTCTGTCATATCAATCACTACAACTAGCCAGTCATATTTAAAGACTTCAAAGTCATAAAATAACACCTATTCTCACCATCCTTTCAATTCATTATCTTCCCAAGGTTTGATTTTATCCTTGGGAAGATAACTAATCTATTTATTCAAGAATAAATACTTCTGTTACTTCAAAGTCACTAAAATCTTTATTTTTCTTATTAGCTGTATATTTTAAAGCATATTCAAAATTATCTGCAATACCTTCATAAATATCCATAAGCAATTCAGAATACTGTTTATAGCTCTTGAATTCCACAACAGGCATGTCTGCACCCATTTCTTCAACCATCTTACGAAGCAACTCATTACAGTTATGAATCTGAAATCCCTGTGTAATAACCTGATTGTAAAAAAGTATACTTCCCTTGTAATCTCCATCAGAAACAATCTTGAACCAAATACTAACCATAGGGTCGCCTTTTTTAGATGCTTTCAATTCCATTTGCTGAACTGCAACTTCATAATTACCATGTGGTACTTCTTTATAAGTTCCATTACCACCATTTGTAGCAGCTTCTGCTATATCATTCTGTAATCCTTCTGTATCAATTTCCTTATCCCATCTACTAAACATATCTTGTGCCATAATTTTCACCTTTTAACCTTTCTATGTAATTAATTTAATGTTGCTATAACCAAAGCTAACGCTTCTTCACTTGTAAATCCTTCATGTATATGAGCATCATATAAAATCTTGTTTGCGTGAGCTATTTCCTGTGGTCCTCTACTCATAAAATTATTTTTGTTCATATTGATAGTGTTGCTTTTATTTTTTTCTACTACCTCTATAAGCATTTTTAAAAATTCATCCATTAGTTTTCACCCCTTCTTTTTCTAACTCTTGTTTTTGGTTTTTCAGGCTCTACCTGCTGTTTCTGATTTTCTTCTGGATTCATTACTGGTGTTTCCTGTTCTTCTACTGGTTCAGATGCCTGCTGTGGTTCGCTCTGTGGGTCATCCTTGGCATTTTCCGCGTCGGTTGTAGAATTACTTTCCTTTCTTCTTCCAGGCTTCTGTGTGGCTTCTGTGGACTTCTGTGAAGGTGTTCCCACTGCCTGATTTGCCTGGTCATAAACATCCATCAAAGCATCCCAGTTAAGAGGAATGGTTGTCTGACTAATTCCCTTCAATCTACCACCACCAAAGATAACTTCATTCTGCTTGAAGTTCAGTGTTCTGCTGTCATCATCTTCAACCACAACCCTTGCAACAATATCAACCATACCTGCAATCTTGTTAGCAATAGCATCCTGGATGTTTGGTGCAATTCTTGTGATGTTTTGACCATTCTTCTTGGTGATGTCCTTAGATATATCTTCGTGAGATACAACCACAAGATTTTCATAATCAAGATTGAAAAATCTTCTCATTGTAGAAAGATATTCTGTCTTGATAATATCCCAACCCTTTCCAAAGCCTGAATCAGATTCATGCTGAATACCAAGGTTATCATACATATAAATTCTGCACATTTCCCTTGTATCTTCAAGAAGGTCAATAATGATTGTTTTAAAGTCATTCTGCTTCTTTTCAAGTTCTGCAATGGTATCCTTAAATACTTCCCAAGCAAATTTTCTGTTGGTCATTCTACCATTAAGTGTAACTTCATCTTTAATGCTGACATAAGGCATTGTAACAAACTGAATATTTCCATCAGTATTTAGATTTAATGGATTTGGTGCATCATCAAGCATTGTTGTCTTACCACTAAAAGCAGCACCATAAATCCAAATCTTTCTTTTATTTGTTGTACTAATATTTCTTCTTTCACTACTTGGTAAATTCATATAATCAATTCCTTTCTGACAATAATCTTTGTATTCACAATAATTGCATAACCAGCTTATGTGCTGAGTAAATTCTTGTGCTTCCAACATATTCTTTGTTGAAAGCAAGAAGTTAATGACCTTTTCAGGGTCATATTCGATTTGAACCAGTTGTGGTTCTTTCTTGTCTAGTTCTTCCTGCAATCTCTGTCTGAACTGAAACAAGTCTTCTTTCTTTGACTGTTTGATGTTGACCTTTGGAACAAACAAGAAATACAAATTTCTAATAATTTTCCCTGGATTGTTCTTTTCAAAGAAATATTTATATAAATGAAGCTGTGGCGAATCCTTGTATTTACTGACATTATTTGAATACTTGAAATCATACAAGTCATATACATTTGGGATGACCTGATGTTCACCACCAAGTTTCTGTTCTGTTTTTGCAGGTGCAAGAAGGTCAATAAATCCAATGAAGTCATCATCTTCAATTTTCACTTCATGTTTACCTGGTGGAATCATTGCTGCTGCCT